GGGATTTCCATTAATGGCTAAAGATACGTTTTTCGCCGCGATAGTTGAGCTAGATGGTCCATCGAAATTGATATTATCAGATCCATGGAGAACAATAACTTGAATCCCATTACCTAATGAACCGGCATATCGAGCGGCGAATGGCGAGGAAATACCATTGTTCGCATCGAAAGTTTCGGCATTCTTGATTTGTACACCAAGACCAGTAGAAGTAGCATTCAAGTCGGTCGAATCGATTGCACGAACAACACTTAAAGAATTTCCGTATTTAAGGAAACTGGCAGCTGTTAAGAATGAAGCAGAAGTAGTATCTCCAGAAACGGGAGTTCCAAAGATAGCACCAAGTTCTTTTTCTGAACTAACCGAAACGATTTGTTCGGCTGGTCCCCAGTTAAAATGACCAGCATATCCACCAGAGGAGGTAGACAAAGCAGGCACGACGTTAGTGGAATCAATCTCATTGATTGTAATTCCAGGTGATGTTAAATATCCCATATATTTTCTTTCAGTTGTTGTTAGTTAATGATAAGTCTTGACGCATAATAAGAAGCACTCAATGAAATGTATTTATAATTTTAGTGATTTTAGAATGTCCCCCATTCTTGCTGTGCTTTTATAATATCAGCATATTCTGGACTCATAGCATTTTCATCTGCAGAAAATATACCAAATAAAGGAACGTCTTCTTCCATTTCACGAATTCTTTCTGAATATAATAACTGCTTTAGATCAATAGTGGATATATCACCGAATGCTTCAGATGAAACAAACCAAGCAAATAACACCAGATTCATAACCATATCGTCATGTGTACTTCCAGCTGCCTGATAAGAACCACCGCGTGACTCAAAGGAACTTAGCTCATGAATTGTATCTACATCGTAAATCATCAATTTACCAGACTCGATAATGTCTTTAAGATTAGAGCAACCAATGCGCTTAACCTTTTTGGTCATCGTCACACCGATACCACCAGACTTAACAGCTGATTCAACGAATGTATTTTCATATTCATATTCATGATAGACAGCATTACAAACAACCTGACCAGCATCGTTATTCTCAATAATAACCATTGCATTATTGTAAATCTTCGCAGTCCTAACAATAATATCTGGAAACAATAATGGTGAAATTAGGTTATCTCTAAATGTAGCCACCTGTTCAAATGGCATCACAGAAACATCAATTATAGTGAATGTTGAATAGTCTTGACCACGACCCTTAGATACATCAGCAACTAAAGCATAATGATGCGATTCTTTAGGTTCAAAGAAATAATTAACATCCCTCTGTCTATATGTTGGTTCTCTACCTTTAAGTCCAAGCAAAGCATCAGAAGAAATTAGAGTATTAGATGATCCGATAAAGGAATTTCCAAATTCTTGGGAGAACTGAAGTTCAGATGTGTTAGCTACGGTCTGCCTTTTCCATTCTTCGTCACGACCTGGGACATCCCACCAATCAACTCTGAATCCTTTAAAGTCATTTGCACCCTGAACTGCTCCCTCCCAAAGTCGATAAAATAGATTACCAACGCCGTTTGCCGTAGATGTAATGATTACCTTAGTCTGAGTTCCAGAAGTGATAACTGGATATGTCGATGTATAGAATTCGTTTGAATTTTCAACGAAAGCAAATTCGTCCAAGAACAAAAGGTTGATCGACATACCCCGAATCGAGGAAGCTGATGTGGCAGCGGCAACAATCTTAGAATTATTGGAGAATGCAATAGTTCCTTTATTAAAGACTTTACACCCAGGCTGAAGAAAGAATGGTAAGTTCTCAATAGCCAGAGAGATACGTGATAACATTTCACGAGCAGTTGCTCCCTTGTTAGCCAGAATTGCAATAGTCTTTTCGGAATGAAAGATCGCATACCAAAGCAGATAGGCAATAGAACTGATCGATTTACCAGATTGGCGACAAGCTAAGACAATGGAGAATCGATTGCTATTGAAATGCTTGAACATTTCCTCTTGATATGGATAAAGCAGGAATGGAACCAAGCCTCTGTCAAGGTTAATAACCTTAATATATGTTCTAGCGAAATATGCTGGATCCGCCATGCACTTCTGATATTCAACAATTTCATTAGCAGTAAAGCTCTGTTGATACCCATCGGGTTTGACGTATGGATTGCCGTTATAAGCATCCCGCTGATTATCACTATTATAAGCCATATTAAATATCTACTACCTCAGCTTTTTGAGATGTCAAAAACTTCTGAAGCTCAGTAGTGCTACCAACAAAAATTGAATTGTTTGTGGTAGTTGTATTACCACCATTATTATTGGATTTAGTTAAAGACTTTTCATGAAGCTTCTTTCGATCCTTCTGAAGGTTCATTAGCTGTTGGTTTAGATCAGCAGCCATTGTCAACATACCCGATAGAATCTCAAATGCTCTAGGAGTCTCAGAATCTGACGCAAGAGCCATCATGGTGGCGATAGATTCTTCAGCATTATCGATTAGCTTCTTTAATCTCTGACGTGAATACTCATAATCAGATTCGGTATCTTCAGCAATACTAGAATCAATCGTGGCTACAACTGGGACAACATCTTCTTTAGTGGAAGCTGGAATATGTTGAGACAATGATGCCATGATACTCTCTTTGTCTTTTTTCATTATTGAAATCCAAAGGTTGTATTGACAGTGAAATTCTCTTTAGTATCATTCACTGGATCACCCAATTCAAGATGAACTCTATCAATCGGTGTCGCATCGACTGGATTTAGACCTTCATATAGATTTGCATCCACAACTTTAATAACACTTTTCAAATTACTAATTGAGCCAATAAACTTAACTCTGATTGTAAAGTCTAAAGTGTAGACAAGATGGCGTTTAGTTGTTGTAAAATCGCCCTCATAATCATCTTGAAATGTCGTAGTATTTAAAGTAATAGGGACATCTGTGAGTGTTCCTGGCCCCTCAAGATCTTTGACCGTAATTGTATACTCTGGAGTAAATGTTGGAATAATCTGTTCAAAGATTTGAAGAGCATCATCTTGATTACGAGCAATAATATTTAACTGCATTCCAAGTAGATATGGAACACTTTGTTTAATAAAATTACGTTGACCATTATCTTCACCAGTAGCAAAGCTTCTAGTATTGAGCTTGTTCAATTTAACATTATTATCATAACCAATAGTTGTCATTTCAAAGCTCATACGAGGAAGTCTCAATGCAATATCGGTTGGATATTCATCACTTTCATTTGTCTTAATACGCATTAAGAAATGTTCTTTAGGGCCATATGCTAATGGAACCCGAGTAACATTCATAAGCTTACCATCGATAGCTTTTCCAGTATAGATATTATTAAAGATTGTACCGAATACGGCAACGATCTTTTTTAATGTTCCATTGTAATAATATGATCCATCTAACATAATTAAATAACGTGAGCGTCTCCAAATGGGTTTTCTACCGAGAAATCAATATATTCATTTCCGATACTTTCGAATGCATTGTTCTGTGATCCTGGATCATTATCATATGCAATAGGATTCATATCTCCAAGTTCATAGGTATCAACGATTGTAGATACGATTCCAGACTTCATACCAGTAAGTGTAGTTCCAACCGTTAGCTTATGGAAATTGCCATCATTAAAGCTGAGAACACCCATTCGTTCGGTCAGAACATCAGTTAATGGATCAACTGCATATTCCAGAAGCTTGGTATAACCTGTAACACCTGAAGGTAGAGTGATGATAAGTTTTTCATTAATGAAATGCCTTTCATTCGCAGTGAATTCCACTGAAGCAGTAACGATCTGAGAAGAAGTGCGTTGAAGATCATCAACAGAAGCAACACCAGTATCAATCTCTTGGTTTGCATACTCAAAGGTTTCGCATGTAAGTTTGAATGTCGGTACATTTTTTAGCTGGAAGAATGGTTTCTTATCTTCAACATATCTAATTTCAAATAAACCCTTAGTCATTGGGATATAGATCAAATCACCTTCGCGTGGTCGAATGGAATCTTTGGTGTATCCTTTATGACCGATCAGTTGATTCCAGCGTCTACGGGAAACAGCAAGTGTAATCTGATCACGAATCTCAAAACCAAACTTTGAATACATCTTACCGTCACCTTCAAGACCATCGATTGATTCAATATACATTTCAATCTTAAATGCAGAATCAAACTTGCTTAAAGTATCTTCATTCAGAATAAGATCAATCGAATAATATGATCTTGGCAGATACCAAATATCATGCCCGTAAATTTTCATAGCCTCGATAGTCAGATCTTCATATAGATCCTTTTCTGACTTAGCTCCTAAAGATATGTAAACATTTCGAGGCATAATAAAATATATTTATCACTAATAATACTATACTTAGCCGACGAAAAAGTCAGCTGGAAACGCGAATTTGGATTCAAACTCTTCTTCCATCTTTTCAATCTCAGCTTTCGCTTCTTCAAAGATCTTTGTGCCGTTAATTGTAACACCACCTGGTAGTTGCATTCCTTCAAACTTAGACAAGTTCTGACCCCATTGTTTTTTAATCAATGCAGTCAAATATTTCTTTAAAGCCATGTCATTATAGATGTCACGGTATGCTTCTGGATCAATCGTAAAGTAACCTTCGATGATAACATATTGTCCAGCATGAAGAGTATGCTTCCAATCGACCTCAATCTCAAGTCGATTCATATGACGAGAGAATACCACCTGTTGAGTCATACCATTCAACTGAAGTTCAATGAGACTCATATATTGCTTAGTGATTTCATAGTTCACAATAGAACCTGGATCACGAAGCGAATAGATGTCAGACATCATCATCTGATATTGAACTGAAAATAAGTCAGTTCCCATCATTGAAGAACCTTTCAATGGAAGAACACGAAGAACATAAGTCAATCTTTCTGGAAGAGTGATATATGTATTATCAATATCCTCCTGAGTTAATTGATGCTTCACAAAAGTTCTTTTAACAGCATCAGCATGATAATTCTGATAGAACTGAATTGCTTCATCCACACGATCTTCAATTTGATCCTCGTCAAGGTTGATTTCGATTACTGGTGCTCCTAATGCACGAAGGCAATAGTCAACGAGTCCTTGTCGTGTAGAAGGGTTAGCCATATTAAAATGTATTTATACCTTTAATTTCCATACGGCACCAAAAGTAAATGCACCAATTAAAACACTGAATAAAGACATCAAATGCTTTAATGAATTGATATAATACTGAACAAGACCATCTTTATTGATATTAAAGATATTATCAATAATTGTGTTTGCTCTTAGAACAAATGCCGTAATAATAAGACTTAGAATTAATATCAACAATCTTGGTTTCATATCACTTATTTAAAGAAGTATTTGTGTGCATTTTTCTCAAAATTCTTTCCAACAGAAATTATACCCGCAATAACTTCTGGTGAAATCACACCAATAATTCCATAAGCCATTGCTTTATACAATGAAGACATCTCGGTATGTTCTAATAAGAACCATGCGATTGTAGAACAAAGAGCAGCAGTGAGAATCTTTCTCAGTTGCTGCATCATAGAGAACTGTGTCTCACTGGAGATTAATCTTGCTAACATGCCACCGGCACCGATGAGTGGGATAAGCCATCCACCGTTTACGAATTCACGAAGCAAAGATTTTTCTGGTTCCATTAGATTTTAGAGAGGCATTAAATTGTTAATGGTATTTATAAAAATAAGATTTTAACACCAAGTAACATTGGGTATTTCATCATTTATAGGTCTTGATTGACCAGAGTTAGAACACCAGTAAATAAATTGATCCGCTCCGGCTGGAACGTCAATGTTGGAGTAATCACGATACAGGATCCAGTAATCCGATCCGTTGTATTCTCCGATCTCAAGCAGGCAGTGGTTGTGGGTTGCCGTTGAGTCTTGCCATTCACCATTCTCATCTTGAGATGCCAGACCAGTGGACGCTCCGAATTGGATCGCTACGTCTTTTGATGGGAATTTTAGGAGGTAATCGATCATACGGTGAGGGTTTGGAGTTTGGCGTCTGGAAGGCGTTTGCGGTAGTAGCGCAATGATTCCATCGTGCCTGATGCCTGTGACATGATAGTGAGCGAAATAAGATTAGAATACGGAGTAAATGCATTATCCAGAATTCCAAGCGTTCCATTTTTCACTAATCTTGCGTTATTCAGTTGGTACGCCCCAGCAGCTCTCGATATTCGCGATGATTGTGAAGAAACAGTTGAATTTAGAGTAGAAGCATCGTTTTGTAAAAAGCTATTTTCAACTGTAGGTGTCTGACCAAACACGCTTATACGCATATAAATTGAAATTGCCCCGTTAAATACATTCCAGTAGCTAGCGTTGTAATCATTACCAATCGAGAATAATTGAGTTTTTGATAAAAACGTACCCTCACTCTGATTGTAAAAACTGTTAAACGCACTGCTGGTAATCGTGCAGAGATCCGCGGAACGCGCAGCGGAAGCTGTAGTCGTCGGGATGTAGGAGGTGGGGAAGGCTCCAGATTCTACTTGTGCTCCACAGATATAAATCAAATTCGTGCCAGATGCTACAAGTGTTTGCCTAATATCGCTAATTCCATCCCAAGCGGCATTTGATGGATACAACGTGGCGAAGCAACTAGCTGGAACTCCATTGACAACAACTGAAATACGATACCAGCCATTCGGAAAAGTTTCAATTGAACTGGAAACAACAGAAAACCCGCCAATTGCCGTGCTGGTAACGCTGACAACAGGAGTTGATCCAGTCATTGTAACCTGTATTCCAGCATACTGAACCGCAGATGAAGCAAAGCCGATAGTAAAATATGGCGCGGCGTTAGCTGGTGGTTTTTTTATAAAAACAGATAGCGTCTTGATTCCTGTTCCTGTCCCTGTGAGATTAGCTTGAACACCAGTAAAAAGACCAGACGAAGTAAGTGACAACTCCCTAATCTGGCTTAAACCAGTCACCGAAGTTCCAGTAATTGTTGTTGCGGTGATATTTGTAGGGGTGGCACTGGAATATAAATCAGAGTTAAGGACAAAATTCGTCCTTGACTCTTCAATCAGCAATCCTTTGCAAGCAAGCGTAACTGGATCGTGGTCGAAGCGTGGGCCGCGATAGCCTAGAGTCCAGCTTAATGCGCTTCCTGCCTGAGCCGTTCTTGATGTGACCTCAAAAGTCAAGATACCCGCCACGATACTAACAATGTTTCCAAGTAACCACAATTCGGTAGCATCTGGATCATCCTGCCCATCAGTGTCCACAATTAAAGAGATAGGTTGACCAACTACCCACCCAGCAACATACCCAGAAAAGACAATTACGCTGACTTGACTACCAATGGCTTGACTACTCGGCGTGAGGTTTGATAAAGTCAAGACAGTTGTTTTCCCAACAATCAATCCGTTAGCATTAACAAACGTACCTGAACTTCCTCTTGAGAAAACAGGTGTCGGACCTTTGCGCGCTGTGAGCGTCTTGTCGGCTGCAAATTGGAGGTCAAGCGAGAGACCATCTGGTTCTTTCGCTTTACCCCAAAGGTTAATTCCTAGTTTAATCATAATTTAATATAATACGACTGCAATACCAGCAGTAGTTCCAGACTGAATAATGCTATTACCAGCAAATGGGTATAAACCAGCAGTCACTGGAAATGTAATTTGCACATTATCACAACCAGTAATAGTCAAATTACCATCTGAAGAAATAAGAATACCCTTAAAACTTTTATCGGCAGCATTTCTATAAACGCCTGATGTATAAACGACTGATTCATATCTTGTGGCGGAATCGTAAACTCTTGATGCATTAACACTCATATATGTTTGTATTTATAATATTTATTGTCTGATAAACACTAGCTTAATTAATATTAAAAAAAGACTTTGCCTCTTCTTCTGAATCAAACCAATACCATCCTCTTAATGGAAGACCATAGATATGATGCTGATCTGCTGTTAGGTAAATATACTATCATCATATTTTAGAAGAACCGTAATCGATGGAGTTCCAAAATAATCTAATCGAAAATTAAGATGCTTATTACTTGCCGCGCTGATACTATTATTAGTTACGGTTATTGGAAGAACATATTCTCCATTTTCTAAAGTAATGACACCGGTCGGATCAATGCTAATGTCTGCCTGATTATTTTTGAGTGTCGGAACAACACTAGCAGAATAAAATGCATAGTCATCAGGAGTAAAAAAATCAGATTGCATATCAAAATTGAAGTTGTATAGGTTGCCTTCAACTTCAACCGGAATCGCAGTAATGATATATGGAACTTTTAATTCACTTAAATTGGTATTACTGCTAAGCGTTACGTAAAAAGTTTCTCCTCTACTTACTACAGTATGCGAACAAGATAATGATATTTCAGTTGTATGATTACGATTATGTAATCTTTGGACTCTTGGATATGCTACTCCTGAACTTGGCCGAATCCATTTAGATGTCTTTGGATAAGTAACTGAAAGAAATTGACTACCTTCGTCATAAGAAGTATTTCTTTCTGATTTATTGAACATTATATTGTTTGCGCTTTCCGCACTCACTCCAAATCCTGCATCAGTCGGATCAGTTCCTGCACCACCACTTGTACTTGCAAGAGTAGGCAACGAAATGTTTTTAATCCATTCTCTGGCAATTCTCTGATTCATTCGTGGGTATTTTTCGGCAAGACAGGCCAGCATTCCCGTTACTTGCGGCGTAGCCATACTTGTACCTCTGGCTATACACACCCCGTTTATATGATCATTAAATGGTGAACGATTGTCATATACACCAACTAATCCATATCCCCATGTCTGATCAGGATAGACTTTATGAATACTCATAATAGATGAACCCGGAGCATATACGTCAATACGAGGGCCAAAATTAGTATATTCTGCCTTATAATCAATCTCCGATATTGCCGTGGCCCCTAAAGATCCGTGATTATAATAATCACTTGCACCGGCATGATTTCCTAATGAACCTACACATATGACTCGGTTATCTTCACTACCACCATCTACTCCATGCGGAACAGCTCCTCTATTATAATATACATTACTTACGGATTGAGGAGTTGTAAAATAATTATCATAATCTGGACCACCAATTTTATCTATGTACCAACTTGTGTTTCCTGCTGATGCGCATACTACAACCCCTTCATTCATCATATCAATGAAATCTGCAGCTA